GCCGGGTGTATTTTCATGAATACGCCGTTCCTGACTTAATTTTTTATAAAATTCGTAAAAAGATGACATTCTGTTTTCCCCTTTTTTATATATATTACACAATTTTTATTTTTGAATCGGGTTGTTTCTGTGTAACTTTGCCTTCGCCTGTGGTAACAGTTTCTTGGAATCGGCGACATATCAATTCTAGCCTTAATGCACCCCACATTTTGAATTCGCCTAAATTCCTTTGAATTACTTCCCAATTCTCTCTAAGGTGTGGAGTAAACAATCTCGAACCAATCTTGGGTGGATGCCCTATACTTTTAAGGGTCGCACGATAATTTACTTCAAATCTCATTTCATCCGGGGCGTCGATGCCAAATCGAGTTAGCTCATTCTGCGATGGTATTGGTTCATAATTGCACCACAACATGATAGGATTATTGCAGAATAGTTTTCCACGATCTTCCAAATAAAGTGGATCAACAGTTTGTGGTTGAATCAAAACCTCATAGTAATATAAAGGGGAACCGCCACGCTTGATAGCCTCTTGATCCCAATCGTTAAACAAATCGTGTTCAGGGGCATCAGGATTAAACTGCTGAATGCTGCCCGCCAGCGTATAGGGTGTCCCATCCTGATTTCTTAACATTACTCTCTCCCGATTGCTCTTTTACCTGATCCGGGTCTTTTTGCCCAGTTATACGTCGGCCCTGAAAGACCCAACTCTTCCTTGGTTTCATCACCTGCAACACGAATCAATTTGATGATCAAGACGTTCTTCCGGGATACTCAACTGGCCTCGTACAGCATTTATGTCTAACTTCTCAATTTCTTTGTTCCAAATCATGTCTAATACTTCTAAAGCATTCTCTCTTTCTGGTAAGAACCAGCTTGAAAAGTCCATAATCGCCCTTTTAACAAAAAAACCTTCTGCCTTTATATAGGCAGAAGGTTTTCAAGTTATTGAAAAATGCCGAGCGGTTTGCTCGGCACTCTTCGTTTTCAAATAGTAGTTTATAATCTTTTTGCAGTTCGTTTGGTTAGTTGTATTTTTCATAACCTCATTAGTAAGGTCATATTGAAATTTATCACTAATCAAGAGTGATCTTGGGTGTAATAGCAATCTCGCCACCGCCTGATGGCAACTGGAACGGAGCGCCTGAGAATTTCTCAACCCATAGTAAGTTTCCACCTGTTTGGGAAGTTACATAATACCCGTAAATTGTCACTGCCGTCGTAAATGTAAAGGTCTGTTCACTGTAAACTGCCGTAGTTACGCCCACCGCCTGAGTTGTCGTCCAAGATGAACCCGCAAGGGTAATTGGAGCGTAACCAGTAGCTCCTACCGCCTCAGTAATAACTGAAGTCGTAATGCTGTCGTCAATAGTTGGATTGTTGGTGTAAAGTCTGAGAACTCTATTTCCACCGGCTGGTCCGGCTGTGCCATCTGTTGCCAACATATTGACGATATATTGCAACATCAGAATTTCAGCAACGTCAGGTACTACTAATGCCATATTTGACTCCTACTTTTCTTCTATTTATAATTGTGCAAATTTTTTTGAGAAATTTATTTGGTCCTATTTCTATATAAACAGAAAAGGAATCATAATGCGAAAATTATCCCAAAACGAAGTTGAAAAAATCTTTAAAGATCAAGGTTGTAAACTTGTATCACAATATAAAGATAGTAATACTTCGCTAGAATATGTATGCTCATGCGGCAGTAAAGCTAAAAATAACTTGAAGAGATTCAGATTAGGTGCTAGATGTAAAAATTGTGGCAATCTGAAAAGTTCAAAAACCAGAGCTTTTGATTATGAATATGTTAAATCATATTTTGAATCTAACAAATGCATTCTTTTGAGTGATGAATATAAGAATTCTCTAACACCACTTGTTTACAAATGTTCTTGTAACAACATCGCAGAAATTACCTTTTCTAATTTTAAGTCTGGGCATCGCTGTCGAAATTGTAGTTTGAAAATAGGTCCAAAAAATCATAAATGGAATCCTGATAGGGAATTTATCAAAGAGAATGAGTCTTTGAGGAAGCGATGTTACAATCTTTTGCACAGGTCTTTGAAATCATTTGGTAAGAAAAAAATATATAAAACAAGTCAAATGTTAGGATTTACTTCAGATGAGTTTCGCAACTGGATAAATCAGGATAAATTCAAGCAAATCATTAAAGATGAATGGCACTTAGATCATGTCTTTCCAATAAAGGCGTTTATAGATTATGGAATTCAAGACTTAAAATTGATAAACTGTTTGGAAAACTTGCGTCCCATTCCAAAACAACACAATCTAAATAAACAAGGCAAATACTGCAAAAAAGAATTTGAATCTTGGCTTGCAGAAAAGAGAATAAAATGGCTTTGAAAAATAAGGACGGCAGTGTTTATCGTTTGAAGGGACCAAATCCCATAATGAAAGAACAAAAAATATGGGAGGAGTTCCGTGTTCACAATATGAAGTGGGATAACGAAATCCTGCCCGACTCTTCAGAGCTTCATGCCATCAAAACAGATTTTCAAGTTCGCAATAGTTTTATTGATGAACTTGACCAAGCTGCCGCATTAATTCCCAAAGAATCTGATATTAAAGTAGTAGAGACGCCAACAATTTCTGAACCCAAGGTCATTTTGGAACCAAAATCCGAAATAACTGTGGTTGAAAACAAGATTGTTAAGCCTCCACGACCCGAAAATATCGACAATTCCATTCCAAAAATATTTATTCACTGCCTGCCAGCTTTTCTTGACGTTAAAATTGACAGTGTTTACGGCGATAATGTGCAAACTTTAAAATACAAATCCCCTTTCTCTTTCGAGGGGGTGATTTTAGATATGTCTGATTTAACTTTTAAATTTTGGACACAAGCAGACAAATTTACCAATCAAATACTTCAAGGCTCGATCATATATCCCAAAACCGCACAAAAAAGATGGTGGAGAGTACAGGAAATAGTCGAAAAGACGGGCGGTTGGATCATTACCTCCCATCCATCTGATTTTCAGCCTCATTTTGAAACTTGATCTGGGTGAACCACCGTAGCCTTAATTCCCATTTTCTCAAGTTGCTCTTTATAATCACCCACAGCTTTAAGATAGCCTATTTCATATACCTCAATCGTCATTTGTAAAAAAGCCTGTACGTCTTTGTCGGTTAGGAGTGATACTCCAACCCTTTCTACAATGTCTTGGTGTTTTACATACCGATCCTGTAGGATTTGGAACATGCTTTTTTGAACATAATGAGCTTTCGGGTTACCGAGATAGCTCATCCACGGGTTTAGGTCTGTTGTTGCCATATTAGCTCTTAATTTCGTTTTTCGGTTCTTATTGCACTTTGGATTTCGTTATCCACCTTTAATAGAGCTTGTCGCACTTCATCTTGATTGTCTGCACTTCCGTGATTCCGTAAAATAGCTGCTCTTAGAATTTCTAGTGATTCTTTTTTCAACCGAGCCAAGAATTCCTGGTGGAAGGCCAAAGCCAACAAGTCTTTATTGTCCTTCAATGTCTTCCAATCACCCTTTGCTCTCTCTTGAGCCGATACTGCCACTCTCCTAGCTGCTGCTGCTACTGGACTTTGAGGGTGAATTGGGATCGGCTGTTTTGGAGTTTGTTGTTGAGGACTTACCGGCAAAGCCGCTGGCTTTTGCTCAGCCGGTTTTTCCATATCCAAAGCATCATAAATAGCGTCTTGTACGCCTGCGGCAATTGCCTTTTCCTTACCAGCGAAGTTGCTGGCAATCAATTTAGCCACTCGACTTACATTCTCTCCACCTTGAGGCAACAAAGCCGTTTTCATTTGTTCAGTAGGAACAAACTTGTTCCTATCGTCAGTTGGAATTCTGTCAAGAATATCCGCCCATAGCTTGTCGATAGCAACATCTAGGTCTTTGTCTCTGCCACCAGCTTGGGTTTGTTGTGGCTGTTGTTGAGCTTGACCGGCCCGTAGTTCATCCGAGCTAGAATATTTTATGGTCATTGGAAGTTGCTCAAAATTTAATACCAATTGTTTTGATGTTTGTGCATTTTTGGTAATTGCCTTCATAACTTTATTGGCTTCTTTTTCCACGTCTTTGTCCAATGTATAACCATCGACTTGTATCATTTTCTTAATTATTTCGTAGATTTGTAGAGCAACAATTGTTTTGTCTTGAATAGACTTTGAAAGTAACTTAATGATTTCTTCGCCTATATCTTGACGGCTTCTTTCTTTTGCTACCTTAGCTTCTATATCGGCATTTCCGGCTTCTTTTCTTAATTCATCGAGTAAAGTACGCATCTGGTGTACATCGTAAGGGAATTTGTGTTGACCAGAGAGTTGCCTTCTACTTACCGTGTCACCAATTTCGTCACGATAGAAGCCTCTGTCTATCAACTTTTGTGTAACAATGTCTTGAGTTGTTGACGAACTTTCTTCACCTGTTTCCGCACTTGCCGTAGCACGATTCATTGACTGGTTACGCAAAGCTGGGCTTTTTCCAAGAATTCTCTTTCTGCGAGTTTTACCACCTTCGTGGTCTTGTTGCATAATCATGCTTGTTTGAGTGTTAGCAAATGTGACACGTCTACTTGGGACCAACATATCTGGATCATTTATATTTCGTTGCATTTTTTGAAAAACGATTTGGTGAAGTTCTTCGATATTACCCAAACCAATATTTCTTTCCCATATTGTGACCCCACCGCATTTAGGACCTTTTAAGCAGTATCTAATACCACGAATAATGTCATCATAAAATGGTCCGCCTTCTCCCGTGCGGTCTAATTGTCCTTCACTATCTAACTTGTACATTTTCATCGCTGTTGTGGGGCGGGGGCGATCATCTTCCTGGTCTGGGCCAAAGATTTGGAACATCTTTGCGAGATAATCTTTATGACCGTATTCGAGTGGTCTAGTGCCAGACGTATTTTGGTTTACCGACATAGCCCCCGTAGCATATACGCCTTTTTTGCGTGTTTTTCTTAGAATTTCTTCATAGTCGTCTGGGTGAACATCAACATAATCTCTCTCATAGCCTCTGCGTTCTTCGTCTGGGATTGAATATTTCCATCTACCATCTGGGCCGATGACGATTTTGCCCTCATCGTCTCTTTCGTAATCTTCGGGTAAACTGCCAATAGATCGAAAATATCCAGCCGGTTTAACGAATGGCATGTCAATTTTCTTTTTGAATTCTCTGCCTTCTTTGTCTATTTCTACAATTTCCTTCTCAAAGTGAGGAAGGTGTACAATTTGACGCTGATCGAACGGCATCCCTTCCTTGTGTTGGGGATGGCCGGGAATTGGCGGGCCAGAAATGCCGCCATTTTGTTTCAACCACTTAATATCTTGGTTGGCAAGTCGTACAGCTTCTTTTCGTTTTTCCGTGTTGGTTGCAAAACTTTTAGGATCAACCTTTTCGCCGCTTTTAGTACGGAAGGGAGCGTTAGCCAAACTCAGAAGGTTCCAGTATTTGGATATGAGTGGGTTTTGATGTTTTTTACTAATAAACGTATCTTCGGTCTGTCCGCCGCCTTGTCCGCCCTTTCCGGCTGCAACAGGTTGGTATTTTTTTATTTGTATTTTTTCGCCAGAAGACAATTCGGCTTCTTCGCCTTCTTTTGGTAATTCGCCATATATTCCGTGAGCATTTGTTGCAAGAAAATCCTTCATGCGCTCCACAGTTGTTTGACTCGCAGGCATTTGCATACCTTGAATGCTATGAGGAATATTTCTCTCCGGCATTCCTTCTTTGACACCATGTAAATCATATCCGTATTGTCCCTTTTCATGTCCGTACTTTGACAATCCGGCGTCTGGAGAGTGTTCATGATGCCGTGTTCTTTCTAATTTGTGGATTAAACGATTGATAAATGAGCGAGCTTTGATCCATCGGGTTCCTTTTCCTGATCCACGAAATACATAAACTTTAGGTTCATTATCGACCACAGTATTTGGCATTGCCTCTTCAACTGCATAATAAGCAATATCCTTAGCAGCGCCCGTAGCGGCTTTTTCTAGGTTCCCTTTATAAGTGTTTGACCATTCTGGACCGTAATTGTCCTGAATTTTTCTTAGAATGTGCGGCTTGACTACATCTATAAGTGTTCTGAGATTTCCTGATACTAGAGCTTGCTTAATTTTTTCCATTAATTCTTCGTATTTTGGACTACGGGCTTCCTCTCTGGCTTTCAAAGCGGCATATAAATCGTCGTGATAGCGGGTGTGCAACGCACGTCCCCAAAGTTCTGGTGGGAATTGATATAGAAATTCAATGTCATCATTATCAATACGAATAGGAAGCTTTGCCACGTCGCCTGTTCCACTGGCCGTAGGATCGGTGGCGTCAAATGGTCTAGCCATCTCGAAGAGCTTTGGCATATATGCGGTGACATATTTCCTGTCTTCTGAGAAAAATTTTGTTTTGAAGAAATCTTTGAAGTTAACAGCTTTCATAATTACAACCCCATTTCGTAATCCTAAAACTATATATTGACATGAGCAGCAATATATTATTTATTCCTCGACCCAGCAAAGAAGAGTACAGCGCTTATGCCAACTGTCCTTCTTGCAATGATTTAGGTGCGACCGATCCCTTGGTAAAAATTGGTCCTAGACGTTCCAGACTCAAAGTTAGAGAACAAATCAAGGAATATGTTCTCACCATGCTTGGTGCCCCCGTAATTGCGTTAGAGTTAGACGAACAACAAGTTTACAATGCAATTGACTTTGCTCTTCAAATATTTGAGGACTACGCTCCTGCTGAATATTTCCAGTATTACACTTTTTACGCTACACCGGGGCAAAGCGTTTATGAATTGCCAGTCGATGTAGGATACGTTCGTAACATCTATTACAAAGAAACTGCAAAACATGCATTTTCTGCATCAGATTTAGGCGGTGTAATCCCCCTCGAATATATGGGAGCGGGTGCTTACGGTAGTATTGCAGGTGGTATTAACCCTCAACAACCTGTTTGGGGAAAGATGGGCGAATGGGTTTTGTACAAACAATACGAAGATATGTACAACAGAATTTCTGGTCAACAGGGCGGTTGGGAATGGCTGGGCGGATATAATCACGTCAAATTATACCCTACTCCTTACAGAAGTTTCCCGGTAATTGTTCGATATTTACAGCGACGACCAGACTTTGCAATGGTTACTCAGGCTATGCAAGAAGGTGCTTTGGCATTCGCCAAGATTATTCTTGGCAGAATTCGTTCTAAAATCCAGAATCCGCCCGGTCCCAACGGTGGTGTTCAGTTGGATGGCCAGCAAATCCTACAAGAAGGATTGGAAGAGAAAAAAGAATGGGAAGAAAAGCTACTCAATAAATGGGGCGATTTGCTTGGTCCTTCTATGGGGTAAATATGAAATCATATAAAGATTGGTATCAAGAAAAGAACATTGGCGATTCCGGCGAGTTTAAATTCATCAACAAAGATGAATTTGCCAAGCTCGCTTTGGAGTATTTTGGCATTGTTCTTAAAGGTAATTTAAAAACCTATTTTGAACATCGTGAGAATACACTTGTTGAAGCAGTCGAAACTTCCAGATACGGTATTGAAGTCAATTATCGCACGAAAAAAGAAGAAGTTTTGGAAGGGTTCGCCAAGGTTGCTTTGGGATATGTGAGCGCCGCTCTCAAGAATAATGGCTATCATACGAAGCATGTCTTTACAGAAAAACCCCTCCGTTTATTGGTTTCTACAAGAAATTGGGATGATGGAGAATGGGCTGGGGTTGTCACATGGAATGCCGAACACGCTTGTTTTGTAATATCCAAAGGATTTTATAATCGTGAAAGAAGGACAATTTCTATTCAGACAAATAAAAAGTGTGATGCTGATAATGCCGCAGGAATAGCCAAAGAATTGAACAATATGATGCATCACTTGAAGGATCAGCCTGATCGTCATCAAGAGAAATTGAAGCCAGTTCCGTTGAAGAGGGGACCAAAAGGATGATTTGTTGCTACTGCGGGGAATCCAGCGACCAAGACATTTGTGAAGGATGCTTGGCGTGGGGCGTCACTCAAGCCGACGTTTTCCCCACTTTTTCTGAGCAATTTCACAGAATCGGGAGGGATGGCAAGCGATATTGGCATCAATCCGGGGCCGGAATCCTCTTTACGGATGGCCATTCTGTTTTGTTGCTAAAGCGAAAAGAGCCAAGCGACAATGCGGGAACGTGGGGAATTCCGGGCGGTGGTGCGAAAAAGGGCGAAAGCCCCATCGCTACAGCATGGCGTGAAACCAAGGAAGAATGCGGGGCTGGACCGCAAGGTTATCAAATCGAAAAATTTCACGAAAAAGACGGGCACCACAACTTCCATGTTTTTGTTTACAGGGTTTCTAAACCCTTCGAGTGCGAAATCAGTAAAGAACATAGCGAGGCTAAGTGGATACCTATCAACGAGTTAGGCGAATACAAATTGCACCCAAAAATGGCCGAACATTGGTCTTCGTACAAACGTGCGATAAATAGCAAAATCCCAAAAAACTCGTTTTCGGAATGGTTGGCGAGTAAAAATGTGCTTGACAGCCAAAAGTAATGGGATAGAATCTGTCTTGTTGTAAATCACAATATAGGACTGAAACATGACCATCGAATGCGTTGATTGTCAAAATCTCGAAAATTGTCCTTTAATCCAGACGATTAAGAAGCACCCGACTGGAATCAGCGGGAAAAAAATTGCAGAGGAATTCAGACTTCCTCTTGCCGAAGCAAAAATGCTTTTGCTTCAAATTTGTCTTATGTCTCATTTTGTTTTGAAATCTTCCGTTTGATAAGGCGTCTGATTATTTTCTTTTTATTGGTTTGTGATTGAATCAATTGCATTTTTTGTTCGCCCTTTTCTCGGCATTTATCAAGTAGCTCTCTCACTCCGTCCATGCCGTTTTTGGCATAGGCACTAGCCATCTGTTTGTATTTGTCGTTGAAGGGAATGCCGTTATCTGCCCGCCAAGCATTCTGCCCCAAATATTCGTCATATAAAAAAGTCAACTCCGAAAGCTGATTTCTTTCAATGGCTTCTTCTTGATTTTGCTCTCGTAATTTGTAATCCGGTTTCTTTGGTACAACTAAGAATTGGCCGAACGGTTCGCCATATCTAAAGATGTGTGTTTGCCCTTCGAGCGGGCTTTTGAATACGATAAAGAAAAATCTTGTCCACCATTGGGTTTGTATGTGCCCCGGCAACATCAAAGGCACGTCCCCTATTTCGTCAACAAAATATCTTGGGTGGGGTTCGAGTCGGATAACGTATCCGTCTGGTACTTTAATATCCGTTCCACTTTGATAGCCGTAATGCCCGTTTGCAAAACATTTGAATGGAAGGTCTGGATTTGAGAACTCTACTTTACCATTTATTCTGGTAACTCGTTGTTCTTCTTCGTATGAATACAAAAACTCAATTCCGTAAGTATTCCCTTCAACAAATGGCACACAATGCCACGGTTGGGGTGGACCACCATCACCATGATAATTATTGGTCCCCGCCCAACCCGGAATTTTGAGTTTGATTGGGCGAGGTGGTAACGCTTTACCTAAGCGATATGCAATGTCTATCATGGTCCCCACGGATTTGGTTCTTTAAAATCTTCCAATTTAATCATAGGACCGGGCGGTGAATTAAGCCAGTCGTAGGCGGGCCATTCGTTTGTAATATCCGAAGTCTGATAGTAATGTCTGTATGCTTTGCTGTTCTTGACAGCCTGATTAAGCACTTTTTTCAAGTCTTCGTGTTTCTCGCCCCGAAGAAGTCGTTGTCTTATATACAACGTAGTGGCTTCTTTGGCGTAATCATCATTACTATATCCGCTGGGAAACTCTTCGTTTCTTTTTGCGGCCTTATCGTAAAATGATTTGGCTAAATCTGGCACATCAAGAATTTTACAGACGCTCCCAAGTCTTTCAATCTTAGTGACTTCGAGTGTAAATCCTTTGGGGTATCGAAGTTTTTCGTCTATAAACCAGATGGGTGGAATTGGAATTTCTTTATCATCGCTTGCAACGTGCAAATATGTCGTGTAAATATGACTTGCTCGTATTTTAATTTCGAGGTCAGGGCTACTTCTCGCAGCCCGACACACGCCCTTGAGGGCAGGCCAGCCGATTTCTCTGAGTTCTTTGTCTGCTTTTTCTCTAACTCGAAAATTATCATTGCCCAACAAGGCGATTTTTTCGTTTATTTCTTTTGTGGGTTCTGGCATGTAAAAAGTTTCATCCAGAACGATCCAAAGCAATAGGGGTAGGAACATTATTTTTCCAATTCTTTTTTTGTCTCCTGAAAATCTTCCCATGCTTTTTCTGCCGGGTTCCTCAGAAGATACGGTGTCAACTCCACAAGAATCAAGAAACTGTTACCTCTTTCTTGATTTGCAACTTAAAGTCATTTCTCCCAAGATCATTGTTTGTCTTGGGGCGACTGCCGCTCAAAATCTTTTGGGCGTGAAGACCTCTGTGTCCCGTCTACTAACGGTATTCATATTAGTGTAGATTAACTAACTTTTCCTTAGATTTTTCAGCAACTGCACAACCCTTTTTTATTGTACCAGCCATTTGGCAGGCGGATAAATATCCTTCAATATTTTCTCCCGCATCCATCCACCAGCCATCAATTTTGTGAGCCGACAATTTTCCAATCTTCAAGTATCGGTTGTTTACGTCTGTGATTTCAAGTTCGTTTCTCTTTGATGGAGACAAACTACGAATGAAATCCCACACAGTTTTGTCATACATATACAACCCGGTTGCAATCAAGTTGGATTTCGGAGCTTTGGGCTTCTCTTCGATGGAAATAATTCTGCCGCTCGTCTTGTCAATTTCCACTACGCCGTAGTGTTGTGGATTTTCTACTTCGGACAAAAATATTTTGGCCCCGTCTGGGTTGGCTTCAAATTGTTGAACTGCATCTGGAAAGCCATTTTCAAAAATATTATCAGCTAGGATAACACAAATAGCTTCATTATCGGCCCAATCTTCGGCTAACGACAAAGCATCAGCAATGCCTCGTGCTTCTTTTTGGTAAGTGTAGTGAAGGTGCTTCAAGCCGAATTCTTCGCCGTTGCCAAGAATTCTCAAGAACTCGCCAGCAGCATTACCTCCACAGACAATGAGAATATCTGTAATGCCGCTACGGACCAAACTTTCGATTGGCCAGTAAATCATTGGCTTGTTGTAAACTGGTAACAAACACTTGTTTGTGACTTTTGTTAAAGGATAAAGTCTAGTTCCCATTCCACCCGCAAGTATAACGCCTTTCATTTTTTTCTTCCTTCTTATGAAATGCCTAGTTAATAGAGTGAAAGGAAAACAAATGTTGAAGAAGACTATATTGATTTTTACTATTTTTGCCCTGCTAGTGGGACAACAACCGGCCTCGGCGATTTTATCTAAATATACTCATTTAGTCCATGATGACGATTAGACCTTTACAGCCAGAAGATTTGACGAAAGGATTTTTTGAAACTCTCTCAAATTTAAGACCAACAAATATGACCCCCGAAGACGCATTGCAGTTATTTCAAAATCTTCCAGAATGCGTCAAAATATACGTCGTCGTTGAAGACGACGGGAATGTAGTGGGGGCTGCAACACTCTTTGTAGAACAAAAGTTCCTCCACGGGGGCAGCAAATCGGGCCACGTTGAAGACGTAGCCACGCACAAAGATCATCAAGGCAAAGGAATTGGTTCTTTATTACAAAGGCACCTTATTGCAGAAGCCAAAAGATTTGGTTGCTATAAAGTGTTGCTTGATTGCAAACAAGATTTGGTTCTGTTTTACAAAAAATTTGGGTACGAAGTTTTTGACTGCCACATGAGGTTGAATTTATTATAAAGGCGGCGTAAAACCACAACCCGAAGGGATGCCACGTCGGTACTCCGATGTGGCATGGCTTGCCTTGTGGATGTAAGCCGCCAATTATTGCTGATTACGCTTGCGTAATTAGAATACTCCGAAGCCCCACCGCTTGCGGTGGGGAGAGTCACTTAACCACCATTTTGAAAAGTCTTTTGTGCCTGCTGGATCGCCCTCCAGTCACGTTGGTATCCGCCATCCATGAGACGGTCGCCACCAGCAAGGTAGTGTCGGACGATACGAGGGTCAGATACTCCCATTTCTTTTGCCAAATCCAACGCTGGTGCAATCCAATCATAATTGCCACCGTGTTGGTCAATTTCCTTCTTCAAAATTTGACGAAGGGTATCATTGGATGGACGAGGGAAGTAAATCTGGCTCACACAGCGGCTCGACAAAGCGCCCGCCTCAGAACCATCGGAACCCATCATCTTGTCGAAGAGAGCCTTGTTGTTCACTGTGCAGAAGAACAAGACCCTCAATGAGCGAAGCTGGTTCACTCGGAAATTTATTTTCCGAATTTCGCCACGATCATCCAATGCTCCCAACCAAATCTTCAACGCTTCGGGATCGGCCTTTTCAGCCTCTTCCATAAAGACCAACGGCGGAATTTCCGTCAGATCATTGAAGAACATTTTCTCCAAGCCAGCTTTTGTGGTGCTGGTTGCATCCAGACGAAGTACCGAACCTTCACCGAACATTTTCTCGAATGAGAGCAAGGTTGTCGTCTTGCCACAGCCTGAATGTCCGAACAATACGCCGTGGTTGCGGCTTTCGCCGCCTGTCGTTGCGGCTCGCTGAATATTGTTCATCAAAAGCCGGACTTGCGGCCCAAGATCATACAAATCCTTCCATGCGGGGTGTTGGCTCAATGCCTGATCGCTTCCTGCCCCAAAAAATTCGGGCGGAATAATCAGATCATTCCATGTCTTTACCCCGCCAAGAGACGTTCCGACTTCTCGGACGCCGTTCAACAGCCGGTCAGCAATGGCTTCGCTGGCCTGCGAGATAATGTCTGCAATATTCTCCGGTGGTCCTGCCGGTGCTTGTGCCGCCGCTGGCGTGGTGACGACGACAGGAAGTCGGACGGCAGTGGCATTATTCTGAGGGTCCACGACCAACCACGGATATTGCTGAAACTTTGCAGCAGCACCCGTCTGGATAATCATGGTCTTAATTTTTTCCCATTGGTTGTATTCCGCTTCTGCACCCCGTTCGCCACGAATCTTGGTGAAATTTACCTCATAGGTAAAATGCCAAAATCCTTCCTTCTGGACAGGGGGAATTCGAAGCTTAGTTACGATCCAAGTATTTCCCCGGCCCGCAGCCGTGCCCCGCTTGAGGATATATTCGATCTGTGATTCGATCTTTTCGTTGCTGACCCTGTTCTGTGTTTTACGCTGCAAATACAGTTTGTACATGGGTTTGAGTTCCTTTGGCTAATGGATCGTTCAACATCTATACGGAACGCAGGAATCTACTCCCAGCTATTTTCCCAAGAAGTTTTCTGGTGCCAGATGGGGCGTTGGGGAATTATACCACAGGAACTGTGGGCTGTAAAGCAAAATGGCCCGGCATATACGCCGGGCCATTTATTCGTATTCGGATATTGGGTTTTATCCAAGAATAATTTCTACGCCGTCCAATGGGTCTTCCGTTAAGAGGACTTCCTTTGATGGCTGCTTTTTCTCAACCGAATCATTTAGCTTCTGAACGGGCTGTTGTTTTACAACTTGTTCAATAGTGCCTTTAGATGTTACACGGTCTGGTTGATCCAAAATCAATTTTTGTTCGTTCATATTTGACTCCATAAGTGTTTGGGGTTGTGTTTCTGCTGGTAAGTCCGTTGTGATGGTCTTTACTAATTTGAGCAAATTATTCGGTGGTTTCACTAGGCTCAAGAAATAGCTATCGCCTTGGAATTGTTCCTTTGGAGCTACAACTCGCTTGCCCGAATTGGTTGGTTTTGGCAAAGTTAATGTGCCACTGGTGTTGTTCTCGTAGACATACAAACCACTTCCAGCTAAATTCTGTGCAAGTTTTTGTTTCTGAAATTCCCTTCGCTCTATGCGATTCATTTTTTTTCTAAACATATTCACCTTCCTAATTTTGTTGTTTCAGAAGCCGAAAAGATATATAATTCGATGCGGACTTCCTCTTATTATAGTATGTAAGTCAGCTTCAATTTAGAAAAGGGTGAAAAAATGGCGAAACGAAAACTTCCACCAAATTGGTACGATGTGTATCCTCAAGGCTGCAAACAAGGGGATGAAGAGCAAGCGTTTTTTATTGCGTTAATCAGAAATCCCAAGTGGACCTGGCGATCTACGTCTCAGTTAGCCAAAGAATGCAATTTGACAAAAGATCGCATTGAACAACTGATTGAGAAATATTACAAAAGAGGCATGGTCTTCCAGAATCCAGCGAACGAAGATCAATGGGGTTATTGGGAAAGAAATCCTCAATCACTTCCCAAGTCAGAAGATGACTTGGCAGACGCCGATCACAAAGATCGCATGAATTAAAAAACAAGGGAGACTTTCATCTCCCTTGTTAGCTACTTTGCTAAATTTTGATTTACTTGGCGCTACGAGACGGTTTGTGATTTCCCATCTTCTGTACAGCATCAGCGGCGGTAGGCATGAAATAGGCATCAGGATATTGTTGACGAACATAAGCATCTGGGTAGGCCCAATGCATAATGCCTGCTCTCTTTGTGTCTTCGTCAACACCGTATACCGGCAGTTCTTTTTTGCTTTTTCCACAAAAATCAATAAATGTCTTCATTTACTTACCTCGTTTTGTATCTTATCTGATGGTAATATTTAGTGTGCTGGCCTCAGAAGTTATATATCAAATGGACGCCAAAAATGAAAAAAGTTTATTCTGGAAAAATTTCCTTCATACCAGCGAATGATGCTTTGCCGGGTGAATTATCGAATAAAATCTTAGAAAAGTGTATATTTTGTCAGAAATCCATCACAATAAATGCTTGTAATTCCTTCGTAATTAAGAAGTTATCCGGACCTGAAAGAATTTTTTGTCCGTTCTGTCTTAGAAATGGGTTCTGTACAAAAAGAAATAAGCACATCTTGATTTTGAGTTTTAGAAGCCTTATCGCTTCGCTTTATTACCAGTGTTACGCCAATCAACATCGCAAGTTGTGGTTATCTCAAATTCAGGAGTATATTGACGCCCACGAGTTTATCGGGCTTAAAAATCCAGTTTTCATGTACGACCCGGAGACTTATTTGTGGTTCATAGACTTTTCGAGAGTCGGGGCGGGAAAAAAACAAATTCCAATTATCGAAGTGCATCGCACGATTGTGGATGTTCTGACATGCTTTAATTTGGAGCATTTTCTGGGGACCAATGTGCCCGGCGAAGTCTTCGTCAAGTATCGTGATGCGATTGATTTGTTTTATGAAAAGAGATTTCGACCAAAGAGACGGAAGATGCTGATACCCACTTTCCCGACTCACTTGAAGATTTCTTCTGAGAGGTTCAGGAACTTTATTCCGAAGAATTTGAAAAAGTGAGATTGATTCTGTTTGGTTTATGTTTATAATAAGCGGGTCCAGCAAACAACAATTTTTTTAAGGAGTTTTTGAGTGAGTACGACTACTAATGAATTGCAAGTGAAGGTTTCCGAGCGTCAGGCTGGTTCGGAGCAGTGGTACGAAGCAACCGTGAGCATCTGTGGACTTCAACCAACCAAGTTGGCCCGCAAGTTCGATGGTTCCACACGGTTTACATCTCGTTCCTCTCTCACTGGTGCCGTAAGAAATCTTGCGAAGACCTTGGGCTACAACGGTATTGCTATTGCAGAGCCTCGCAGGGTCGCCGCAAAAGCATCTTCAACGACGGCATCCAAGACTAAGACGGCATCCAAGACTAAGACGGCATCCAAGACTAAAAAGAAGACCAAAAGCTCCACCCAACAATAAAAAGTGGGGTGCAGTTAGAGGCGAGGTAGACGAAGCAATTTGTCTATCTCGTCTTTTTCATTTCTAATATTTGATCTAGACAAATTACTTTGTGTATTGGCTTCAATTCTTTTCGATAAAGCAATTCGTGCATCATGTCTTCCATGTCGCCGTCATTGCACGCATAAATTTGACGCACGAGCGTATCTTTCAAATAATCCAAAACCCACTGCTCGACATTCGGAGCTTTACCTGCTGGGAAAAATGTAAAACAAGCCAAATCGTTGTGGAATGCTAAGCCAGGAATAGCGACGGAAAGCCTTTTCCTCAATTCAGAAAACGCTGCGTGATCGTTTGGATGTGGACCATTACAGTGTTTGAGCCAAACGTCTTTATCTTCGATTAGGGTTGAAACCCTAGAAGCAAAAGTCATGGTTGTACTGATCGAATGCTTCCAGTGGTGCGATTTTGATCTAATAACCTTGCTGGTTTCACCATAGTTGTATTCTTGGGTGTATTTATCGGGGTGATCGTAAAGTGTTGTATATTCACCCACCGTTAATCCTTCAAAGATGACCTTCACAGCATCTGGGTGATGAAGATAGTCGTCTTCTACGAAATAAACAATTTCGTTTTTATCATTTTGTATTGCTTTGTTGTAGACGTACTTAAACGACCCGGAATTTCCCAATTCTGTTTTTTCTTGTTTGATGAGAGGGAATTTTTTAAGAATTTTTGATATTTCTTTTTCAACTTCTTCGTTACAATTGTCTTTGATGAGGCGAATATCAAACTCTCCAAAGACTTTGAGAAAATTTTCGAGACAAATTTGTTTGCTCGCTCCCGGCATTCTGGGTTTTTCGTAGTTGCTGCTACTTATTCTGTAGTAGATAATCATTTTTTAACCTATTTGCCATTGTTTGAAAAACTGATTCCCAATCTCCGTTTTGGGGCTGACGAAACAATTTTACGCTCGAATACCATTCGGTGGTATCACCCCGGAGCTTCCACCGCCAATCTGAATTCCATGCCAGAACTGCCCACGCAGGTCGATTGATGGCACCAGCCAAATGAAGCGCCGCTGTATCAACGCTAATTATCAAGTCCATTCCTTTGATAATTGCCGCTGTATCCTCGAAATTTTCCATAAATTCGGATACATCGACTATTTTCATGTCACTTGCACCCTCGGTTAAGTCGATTGGCGTCGGCATAAACCGATAGGCACGAGGACGTGTATCTTTTTGTAAACTAAATAACTTCACATTTGGTAATTCGTATATAGGTCGGAATTGATTTAACTTACATGAACGATTTGCGTCGTTTGGGTGTTGTGGATTTCCTCCCCAAACGATTCCTATTTTAAATAACCCCTTATAGTCGTCCATGTTCATTGTTTTGTCGGTATGAAGATAGGGAGTTCCGGGTATTTCTTTGCATTTCAATAAGTATGGCAAGCTTATTAATGAACAGTGAAAGTCATAAACTGGCATATCAAAATCTGCTTGCCGTTTTTGATAAATTGGAATAAGTGAAGGGTCTTTTGTGTAAACCTCATCGGCCAAAGGTTTGAACAGGCTTGCCAAACTCTCCCAGCAATGGATAATCGTGTGCGATCCAAGATTTTTGAGCAACGGAACGTATCTCACAAAATGAATTGCGTCTCCTGCTCCTTGTTCAGAGTGGATGATTATCCTTTTTCCTGATAGGTTTTCTTCACCATTCCACTTCTTTTCCGGCTCGTAGATTTGTTGCCAGAATTTTGTTTGTTGGTAAACCTCAAAACGCCACTCATATTCCTCCCAAGCCTTTTCCCAATTACCTCTTAATTGATAAATGGATGCCAAATCAACGTGTCCGGGGGCAAACTTGGGGTCCATCTGTAGTGATTTGTGAAAGCATTCTTCGGCTTTGTCTAGGTTTTGTTTTTCGCCATAACAGCCGCCCAACATGCCCCATGTGTGTGCGGTCTGTTCGATTTCTAAAGATTTTTCAAAGTTCTCAATTGCCTTGTCAATATTTTTATTGTTTCGATATTGAAGTCCCAAATTGCTGTACATAAACCCTTTTGGGTTTTCAATCACTGCTTTTTCCAGCAATTCTATGGCTTTTGGGTAATTGCCTATGCCCGCATAGCACAAGGCAAGATTGTTCTGATTTTCTATATTTTCGGGATCAGCGGTCAAAGCAGACTCGAATATCTCGATGGCTTTTTCATGTTCATTTTTTTTGTGCTTTATCAACCCAAGTAGTTGCAATCCCTGCTGATTTTCGGGTTCTACTTTCAAAACTTGTTTGACTACAATTTCGGCATCTTCTGCGTTTCCGCCAGAAAATTTCTTAGTTGCAATATCCAGCCCGGATGACACCAATTCTTTTATCTTTTCTTGCATGAACATTCTTTTCTCCTGCAATAAATATAGTATGCTAAAAGTTGGTTTAGACAAAAATCAATCAGTAACTACGACAAAAGCTGCTGCAACTGGCGGTTGTGGTTGTGGCAAGGCTGTTGCCGTCAAAATTTCTCAAAAAGAAAAAGAAAATAAACTCAAAGCCATCTCTGAAAAAATGAATAAAATCAGAAACTCAATATATAAAACTAAAGCTCCTATATTCTAAGGTGATACATGGCATGTTGTAAAGGTGGTGGATGTAGTGGCGGGTGTACTATAAAGGGCACACCAGGCAACACATCTTTTTTTCAGCAACAAGAAAAAATTGCTTTGAGTTTATTGAACAAAAAGAAACAACAGGAACTTATTCTAAAACAAAGAGAAAAGAGGAAAAATGGCATGTAGTTGCAGAGGCAGAAATGCCATGAGAAACACGATGACCCGCACCAGAAATGGTAATATACTTCGTCCGGTTACTGGCCCACAATCTGCACAAGGCGGACAAGCTGCTGCACCGACCCCCACATCATTAAGAGCAGCAGCAGTACCGACTGCCGAGCGAAGTCTTACTGGCAAGGTTCAGGAAAGAAAGAAGACACAGAAAATCCGACGAGATGCTATTCGTCGGGCTGGGTTAAAATAATCATTTGATTTCTATTTTTCTGGGGTAGTTTGGGATTTGCCAGACGGATTCTGGAATTTGCAAGTTTATTTGTGGTTGTCCAAAATTCCATTCCATAGTCAAACCTTCTTCGTACCAAGTAATAAACATGGTTTTAGGAACCAACAACCCATTCATATCAAAATAATTGCTTATTTCGGTACTGGCAATCATTTTTCCTTGGCCGTTGTAAAGGTAATTGCCCAATATTTGAGGATTTTGTTCTTTTGAAATTAAAGTTGCCACAACAACATCTTCGCCTCTTGCGGCTTTTCTTTTTTGTAAAACAACCCAATTACCCTTCAACTCACCAACTTCTATGTCTTTTGTGTGTATTTTGCCTAGAGTTAAAGATTCTATCAGCCATGATGGATTAAGTGGTGTTTTGAGCATGGCTTTATCCAAGTCTTTGTGGCTGGCGAAAAATAAGTCTGGTGGGTCCATCCGTTTCGACCAGAACCAAAAGTGGGTATCGTTAGAGCCAATATCCATTTCTTGCCCCATTACTGATTTTACGGTCATTCTGTATCGCTTTTCTTTTTGAAAATATATAGAACCCGTCGTGCTTACGGTCATTTTTTGCTTGATCCGCATGTTAATGGACGGAACATAAAGGCTCGTTATTTTCTCGTTTCTATCGTTAATAGTTTTGATGGCCCCAAAGACCTCATGTTGTTTTTCTGGGGTTGGAGTAATAGAAATTTGATCCTCGGAGCTTAAATAATTGGGTGGAGCCTGTGGCGTTGTCAGGTAAGTGTATACACAAGCCAAGAACACCAAGAACACAAAAAGCAGTAGTATTTTTTTGGCCATATGGGAGTTCCTTATATTTTTAACAAAAAGAAAGGTCATTTCCTATATATAGTTTATAATTACTAACACAAGTTAGATTGGAGAAAATTATGTTATCATACAAGCAATGGCAAGCAATCAATGAATCTGTTATGCCCACTATGGCTCTTGGAATAAAAGGCCCACAATCCTTGGGCATCATGAGTAAATTCGGTCTAATTGATGAAGCAAAAAAGAAATCTAAGAAGAAAATGCATGACGAAGATATGGAAGATGAAGATGAAGACGTAACCGGCGACGGCGAAATGGTCGATGCGGTCTCCGATAAAGATGAGCCTGACGATATTGATGTTGAGGACGGTGACGAGGGTGATTGCAAATTCTGTGGAAAGGAGTCCAAGAAGAAGTCCAAGAAAAAAGCAGAAAAGAAGTCCAAGAAGAAAATGTGGTCTGACGAAGATGATCACGAAGATCACGAAGATCATGAAGATCATGAAGATCATGAAGATCATGAAGATCATGAAGATCATGAAGATCATGAAGATCATGAAGATCATGAAGATCATGAAGATCTTGAAGCCGCAGAAGAAGAAACAGGCGAAGATTTGGACGGCGATGATGAAGAAGGCGAAAGCGAAGAGCATGTAGCCAAAATGAAAGCCGCCAAGAAGCATGATATGGGCGAAGAAGTTCCAATGTTCTCCAAAAATAAGTCCAAGAAGAAATCCGAAAAGAAAGCCAAAAAGAAAATGCAGAAGGAATCTGTGGATGCAGACTGGTGGAATTCTGTTAAGTCCATGATGGGCACAAACCCAGATCATAAATTTGATGATGGTTGGACACAGTACCAAGAAAATACTGTTCCGATGGGTGGCGGATT